CCTGTTGTACTATCAGTAGGATTTCTTAACAATGCAATTCTTCTAAAATCATTTGCAGTATTAAAGTCACCAGAACCATCTGCCTGTGTTAAGTTTACATTTAACATTACAAAGAAACCACCTAACTCTGTGACTACATCTTTTGCGTGTCCGTCAGGAGGTGAGATTATAAAATCTACATCTGAACCAGATACACTACCAAAGTCACTTGCCTTAATACTTGCATAAGTATAACCTGACCCAGCAGTTGTAATTGTAACTGAGTTTACAGCATTAGATGAAACTACTACTGTACATTTACCACTTGAACCATCACCACGAATATCAACATTAGTATATGTACCGTTTGAACCTCCACTACCACCAGCAGTTATTTTAACATGCTCTATTGCACCGCCAGTTGTTGAGAAGTCTGAACTCTCTGTGGATACATGCATAAAGTCAGTTGATAAAAAGTTTGCTTGTTCTGAAGCAGTTAACGAATACATGTATTTCCATTTGTAACTGTCACCTGTACTGAATACACTTGTTGATTTGTTACCTGATGGTTCTACTGTTGAGTTCGCACCGCCATTATTGTCAATACATTTATATACATCAAAGGTACTATTCATTACATAGAAAGTTGCGTCATATAAAGAAGTTGCACCACTATCAGCAGAAATAACTGAACCTGCATTATTGATGTCTCCATAATCGTGTCTATAGTAATCGTAAACTGTACCTGTTGCCCAGTTTCTTCTTGGTATTGCTAATGAAACGTCTGTGTCTGCAACCTTCTTTGCTGACAAGAAATCATCATATGCATAGTATTCAACCTGCCCCACATCATCTACTGGTGTAGGAGGTGAAGCGTCTGTTCCATCATTAAATGCTTGATTATCTGCGAATGCTTGAGGTCTACCTATTGCAAGGTAATACTTATCAGCAGTCTCGCCAAAACTTTCTTCGAACTGTCTGGCGTTATGTATTCTAAAATCTTTCGTTATTATCGCTGGCATGTTGTCTCCTGAAACTATTTATACGTTATACCTATCATCTTGTAGTATTAATTTGAGCAGGTATAGCATATCTAGTTCCTAGTCTTGTATTAAAGTCTCCTAATTGATTTAACTCTCCGTCAAGTGAAGTATCACCTGTACCTGTTAATCTAATACTATTTATTCTTGGAATAGTAGCGGCATCTGAATCCATTGTATCACTTGCCGGTTCTCTTTTTATTTGTCCATTAAATAATGCGTCTTCTAATATCAAATCGTCACCTGCGTCAGCAGAACCATTTGAACTATCTATCAATATTCTATCAGGTACATGACTAAATGCACCAAAGATAAATTTACCTATACTATCCATTCTTGCACCTGCATAGACAAACCCTTGATTTATATTGGTTGTTCTAAACGAAGTCTCTCTATCGTCACCTGTCTTGATAGTAATATCTTGATTTAAAGTTACGTCTCTAGTGTTAGCAGTAAACGAAACGTCTCTCTCAATACCTAGAGCAGGACTTGCTCTCAATGATGTGCCATCAGTTGTTGTGCCTAGTCGTCTACCTATCTTCTCACCAAAGATAACTCTGAATGCTTCTATAATCTCATCTTGTTCAATACCTGCAGTTATTAGTCTACCTGATCTTAGTTTGGCGTCAATTCTAGATACGACACTAACCTCACCAGCAAGATAGAAACCAGCAGGATGCACAGCAGATTTAAGATACTCTCTCCAGTCTGCAATTGCCTCACCTACTTTAACAACATAAGAATAATCTTGGTAGTATAAACTATCTTGTATCTTCTTAGTATTTTCTGATATATGTCCATCAACACCTGAATACTCACCGTCTGTTTCAATTACTGTACCAGCAGTTGATATTGTTGAGGCAGGATCTGAAACTCTAACTCTCGCTGTGTTACCTGATGTTCCACCTGTGATCGTGACCTTATCATCAAATGAACCAGTTTGATCTGTTAGTGTTAGTATGTTGGTGTCACCATTAAAACTTTCTACGACACCTGTCACAGCGTCAGTTGTTTCGAACTGTAACCTACTATCAGTTGAACCATTGTGTGTGACAATCATAAAGTCTGTTTCACCATTGTCAACATAAATTGTATGTACTATTCTTTCGCCTGCTTCAGTTATTAATACATCTTGTTCCGCACCATCAAATACAGCAGGTTCATTATTTTCTTCGAAAACAAAACTGTCACCTTCCTCACTATTCAATCTTAACTTAGATTGTCTAAAGTCTTCTAAGAATAAAGAGTAAGTCTCGTCTTTAAAACTTTCTAATATAATATTATCTTCTTGTGTTGCACTTACAGTTTCACCTACCTGTGGTGAACCTCCTGTTAATGAATCTATTTGTATGTGTAATTTTGGTTTTAAAACAGGTGCCTCTTCATATCTGTATCCATGATCTAAAACTTTTGTACTTAATGCACGACCAACAGTTGATGATACAGGAAATAAATTTACACTTGAACCTGAAGTTGAAGTTACACTAACAGTTGGTAGTGATAGATAACCACCACCTTTATTTGTAATTTTAATTTTAGTTATATCGTTTGTGTTAGAGTTAGTTGCTGATTCCATAACTAGTTGATCAGTTGAACTATCTTCTAATATAATAACACCATTCTCTAAACTATCTTGTTCTATAGTGAACCCACCATTAACTACAGCAACCTCACCTGCAAGTCCTGAACCGTCAGTAGGATTTGTAACACTTAAAGCGTCACCTACCGCATAACCTGAACCACCACTTTCAATAATTATATCATCAATTATACCATAGGATACTTGTTCTATTTGTGCGTTTAATCCTGTACCACCTTTTTGTTCAGAAACAGGTACGTTCTCATTAACTGAGTAATATCTTCCACGATCAACAAAGGTAACATCATCTGAAATACTTTCAATATTACAAGTTAGTGTTACATCAGGATTATCATTTGCGATACCTGTAATCGTAGAGAAAGTTTGTTGTAATATTTTATTACCATCTTCATCTACAATATCGTCACCATCAGTTTCATCTATTATAGAATGACCTAAACTATTCTGAAATGTTCCTGTAATACTTTCTTTGTTTAATATAAGTGTTGCAACGTCTCTTTGTATACCACCTAAATTTACAGCAGTAACAGTTGCACTTTCAACAACAGCAGTTGCAAGATTAACAACCGTGTTACCTGCAATGTTTGATTGTGTAATTGTTTGACCAACAAGTTTAGTCATATCACCATCTGATGGTGATACAAGAGTTGCCTTTAAAACATTTTGTGTATTAAACTTACCATCACTTACTCTTAATAAATCAACAGTAGGATAATATAATTCTGGTGTCTCATTAAACAAGGCACGAAAAAATATCTCATGACCTTTCTTTGTACCTTTACGTTTATATAATGATAAAATGTTTTTTGTAAGTTGTCTTTTGTTTAGATCACTTGTTAAATCATTTGGTATTGTTTGTAAAAAACTATTTCTGAATTGTAAAAAGAAATCGTCTAGTGTATCGTTCACATCAGCGTACTCAAGGATTTGTGATATAGTCTCATTAGGATTTGCCCTATAAGATCCTACCACACCTTGAGCACCTGAAGTGCCACCTGTAACTGTCTCTCCTGTTACAAACTTTGTATTAGCAGATATATATAATTTTAAATTGTCTGTGTCCTCTGCAAGTATAGTTGCTGTCTCACCTGAAGTTGTACCTGTTATAGTTTCGCCTTTTGAAAACTCACCAACAGTTCCTTCTTCATCTAGAATATAATCATTTGCATTGTTACCACTATCGTCTGTTCCATCTAATGCAAGAAAAGATTCCGTTTCTGTTTCTAAAAGTATTTGGTCACTATCAGTTACACTCGAAAGTGTAAGTTGTGCTGAATCCATAAAACTATAATATTGTTTTACGAACTCTACCAATAGAGGATTGTTTGCCTGAATGTGTTGTGGAAACTGCCTACTTACTAGGGGACTTAATTTCTTTGTAAACTTTGCCATAGACTACGAAGCATAACTTGTTGCTGTTGTGTATCCAATACCTGAAGTTGTATCGTATGTATCAGCAGATACACTTACAGTTGTGTTTGTTTCATCTATCTCTAGTACCTGATTTCTTACAGGTATAACATCTACTGAGTTAGGTATAACAGTTAATCTAACAGCAGTTGAACTTGCACCATCTACATTTGAAACCTCAGTTATGAATAAAGAGTTTAATGTGATAGAACCGTTTGTATAATCAATTGTGCCTATAGCATTATTCGTATATGTTCTTGTTTGTCCTACAAGATAATACAGTCTTACATTACCAGCACCATCTTCATCTAAAAAGTATTCGTTAGTTGTATCACCATTAATTTTAAAACCTGATGATGTTAAGACACCACCTCCACTTGCATTGTGTCCTGAATGTGGATTATAAAATGCATTGTTATAACCTATTGTATAAGTTGTTGCACTTGTTGTGGTTGCAGTAAATGACTTATGCATTTTGACAGTTGTAATGTTAGACAAGATTGCTGTATCTACTTTGTTTATTGTTTCAATAAATTTAGAATGTCTGAATATACTATCGAACTGTCCTAAGTTGTTTGTATTGTATGTTGTAATCGCTGAACTAACTAATGCCTTAATACTGTCTGCTGTTCTTGTTGTTGACTTAGCGTCAAACTTAACATCTACACTTAATTGTAAAGATGTAGTTTCAGGATCTTCTATAACTGGTGTGATACTTGCAACGTTAAAATTTTTTAGTTGTGTAATAATGTCAGTCTTAGTTGCTTCTGTTAGTGTTGCACCTGCAACTGGTTTGATTGAAATATAAACACGTCCATAAACTGGAGTGCTGTTATCTTCTCCGCCCCAAACTTGAACTGACTGTGCGTTAGTATAAATCTGTTTTACTTTACTCTCATAATCTTTTGGTGTTACTGTTCTATTTTGTGAAGCATATTGTCTTGGTGCATTGAAACGAATACTGTCTGGTGTTTCTGGTTGAGCACCATTAGCAGAATTAGTTGCTGTTGTAACTGTCACATCATCAAACCCTCCAAGACTACCTGATAAACTAAAAGAACTTGCACCGTTACTTGATTCGGCACTTGTAACAATATATGAAAGAGTTACGATATTACCAGTTGATAAAGCAGCACCGAGTACACCGTCACCAAATTTAACTTCGTACTGTTGGTCTTCAGCACCTTCAAGATAATAAACTTTAGATGATGATGTTACGTCTGCCAAATCACTTGCCAATGTGTATGTGCTTGTTGTAGTATCACTTGTACTATTTTGTACTGTGACTTTTAAAGTTGTTGTATCTGCCAAAGCGTTTTTAATTAAAAATCTTTGATCTGCATTTGAAACATCTACTGTAAATTTATTATTAACAAGTGTTCCTTCATACACAGGTAAACTAGAAAAAGTATAAACACCATCTACTGGTGTGATTGTCGTTGCGTCTTTAACAACATAATTGTATGACGTACCATCTACTGAGGTTGTAAAAGTTGTACCACGAGCGGCAGTTAATGTTGAACCTGTTGCATTGTTAACTACGACATTTAAAAAAGCAATAGGTGACGTTGCACTTCGTGGTGTGTACCCTACATGTTTTGCATGTGATACAATACTGTTTCGTAAATCAGCACTATCTAAAAACATTTCGTTAGCAAGTACGTTTGCATATACAGCATTGTAATGTGTATTGTATGCCAACACATCTAATAGTACAGACATTGTTGAACCTTCAAAATCATAATCTGTTAATTGATCTTGTTGTGATAAAAATGTTTTTAGATTGTCTTTGATATTATCAAAGTCTAATTCTGTTACGTTTAATCTCTTAGGCATTATCTACTTCTTTCTAACATGGTTGTTAAGGTTACTAATTCGCCTGGTACATTGACAACGTAAAAACTAATTGTCACCTCATATGAGTTTGCGTCTGGTTTAGCGGCAGCAATAACTGACACTAGTCTAGCACGAGGTTCAAAATTTTCAATACACTCTGCAATTGTTCTTTGCAAGATATTGGCAGTAATAGGATTCATAGGTTCAAATAACATTGCTGTCACACTCGAACCTATCTCAGGATGAAAAGGTCTCTCAAAATGATTTGTCAAGATTAGATTTCGCACAGATTGTTTTACTGCGTCAACGTCTGTCTTAACAATAACATCTTTTGTAGAAGCATTCTTTTCAAATGATAATGCAATATCTTTGTATAGACGAACTGATCTGGAACTTGCGTTAGTTCTAGAAGCGTCTGTATAACCTGATTGAAGTATTGCCATGATAACTATTTATATAGTTAACCTGCAAAAACATTAGAAGATCCTGAGGCAGATGAATTAGGTACCCAAGACCCATGACCACCTGTTGCATCACCTTTTCTATGTACACCTATACCGTTTACAAATACGGTAGACGACCCACCAGTTGCAGGATCACCACATGCTGTAGTATCACCAATTCTAGTTGTCTTTGCACTATTCGTAAAAACATTACTTGAACCAGTTGCATATGCTGTTTGATGAAAAGGATTAGGAGTAGGACTTGCATGACCTACATGATTATCTAATCCTACTCTAGTAACAGCAGGCACTATCTACCTTGCCCCACACTTCTTTTGTGTTGTCTTCTCTTATTTTTATTCTTAGGTCTTGATCTAGAACTATCTCCTATAGATGTTCTTTTCTTAGGACCTCTAGAATATGATACTATGTTTATACCTTTAGCCATTATACATCATGCTCACAATTTGAACACTCACATGACTGACAAGAACCACCACTTGAACAATGACAGCCGTGACCACAGTTTTTACATATACCCATTACTTTTCCTTTTTCTTAGTAGTCTTCTTTTTCTTTTTGACTACCTTTTTCTTTGTTGTTTTCTTTTCTTTTGGTGGTAATACGTTTTCACTCTTACCCCAATTATTCCATAAATTACTAAAAAATCCCATAAAATCTCCTTTTTCACATGCGACAGTCTGACGCACTCTAGTTAAATCATTGATATATAACACTTTTAATTTCATATTATGTGTATTATTACCTTGACTTTCTACTATTTATAGTGTATTGTATAAGAGTATTTAACAGAAAGGATACATTATGAAAAAACTTGAATTTAACAACCTTGACTTGATATTAGAATATATCAAGAATCCAGAACACAAAAATGTTCTGTTTCTTTTAGAGTGTGCTATTAGAGAAGCAAAATCTTCTTCTAAATCTGAATTTAAAATAGGCGACCACGTTGTATTTGGTAGACCTAATGGTCGTAAGAGACCTGGTGTTATTGTAACACTTAATCCTAAAAAGGCCGTTATCAAAGACACTAACCTTGGTGGTAAGTGGCGTGTGCCTTATTCTATGATGGAGGCTGCGTAATGATTACAGTACAACCTGCACAGAATATCAAAGACGGTATTCAAAAATTAATTAACGCTTCTATTGAAGACTACAATATAGGCACTAAACATGAAAGCATGAAAGAAGAATTTGCTAACTCATGGGTTGTAAAAGAAGGACCAAAGTATATAAAAATAATTAGAAAAGGTTCCGTTCATGCTTTTATAGTGAAGAAAGATTTTAAACATTTCAAAGTAGGTGATGTTTTAAAACCTGCAAGTTGGGCTGCACCTGCATTGAACTCACCAAGAGGTAATGTTCTTGAAGGAAATTACCCAATGCAATGGACTGGTCCATTATACTTAAACTAAACGAAAGGATATATTATGATAATTAAAGTTGGCGATACTGTTGAAGTTAGAAGAGGTTCGTCTTTCAGAATGAGAGACGCTAAGATTGATAACATACAAGTTCCTATGACGGAAGATTATGAGGTATCAGTAATGCAAGTTGATACTGAAAAACATCCTGTAGGTACAATCACCTATGAGGATGTAACATTTGATAATGCCGAAGGCAATATGCATTGGGCAAGATTTAATCAAATACAATGCTAGAAAAAATTTTAAAGTGTAAAATTAAATATGATAAACTTGCATTGAGAGAACCAAGAACTGGTCAGCAAGTGTATGACCGTATCGTTTGGGAAAGACTTCGAAAAATCTTAATTCAACGATACGGTCGATTTGATTAACCTCTCACTTCTTCCGTTGCGACAGGTGTTTCTATTTCATCGCCTGATGGCATTTCAATAGTTATTTTTGGTACAGGCAAATCGTCAATGACGCTTACTGCCTTCTCACCATAGTAATGACCTAACCAAAAAGCACCAATGACAATCAGTACATATATGATTTTTTTGATCATGATTTTTAACCTATGCTTTCCATCGTTGCCATAAGTTAGCAGCGATCCAAGCAATCAGACCCCATTTGACTAATGCCATTACCGGTAGTATACCAGTAAAGATAGCAATTGCTAAAATAATTAGTCCGTAGTCTTTCCATGCTCCTAAGTCTTTTATCCATTTATCCATGAATTTTCTCCTTTGTTATATTAATTTAGAACGTGAACTTGGTTCCTACACTATAATGTTGTAGGTCTGTTCCAGTATCCAAATCGTCTTGTTGCATTTCTGCATAGACGGTTAGGCTATCTGTCATACTGTGACTTAATCCATAAGTCAGGTATGTACCAGTTCCTTCTTTGTCTCCATATCCTATTGTTATTGCTTTCCAACCAACAGTTGCTTCCATACCTACTAGGTCTGTTGCGGCATCTTTGATTGTATACGTTGAAGCGATATTAATATCGCCTATACTTGCGGATGCACCTGCACCCCAATATGATATATCATTCACTACATCATCAGCATAACCAGCAGATAAGTCAATACCATTTATAGAATGTGAAAGAGTTGCCTCCCATACATCTATACCGTCTTGACCTGCACTACCATCAATCATACCCATGACAGCAAAACTGCCGTTATCAAGTTTGATTGTGTTAGATGATCTATCACCATATTTAAATACGGCGTTTGAACCATACACTTCAAAGTTTCCAGTTTGTGAAACAGAAGCGAATGGGTGTGCTTGACGACCTACAGTAATTGCAACACCATTATTTTCAACACCCACATAAGCGAGTCTTGAATCCAATGTGTCTGAACCACTATCGTCAACATCAACACCTAATTCTAATTTTGCAATACCTGACATAGAACTTGCTTCATCAAAGTCTTCGATAATATCGACACCAATGATTGAACCATTATTCTCTAGTTTGTCGTATGCAACACCAGAAGTATTTTCATCATGTGACCATTTGTAGTTAAAGGTACCATACGGTGATATCTCTGCAGCCATTGTCTGATACGACAAGAGTAGCATACCTACAACCGTAAAGGTTATTAATCTTAACATGTATTCTCCTTTGTAAAAATGATTATATATCTATAATCGATCCCAGAACGGGATTCTAATGTATTCCTCGATTTGTATTCATACTGTAGTATTTAGTCAATTCGAAACCACTGGTCCTTCACAATCTTATCCGCTAGTTGTTTATCTTCTTCCGTACCAAAGATATCGTGTACTTGATAGGCGGAAATATGTGTATAACCTTGACGTTTCGCCCATATAATTCTACGACCCCCACACTTATATTTTCGTAAGACACCATTATTTTTTAAATCTCTTACAATCACAGGATGCATTAAGCCATTCCGATCTAAATCCGAAAAGAGTTCCTTATAGGGTATATCGTATTCGTCCGCATAATCTGTCCACTCGTTCACAGGTACTTGGTCCCACTTGTATGTTAACGTTGATAAGTCTGCAAGTATATACTTCGAAGGAAAGTTTATATATCTACTTGTGAGAATTTTTTTGCCAGTAGTCATTTGATTGTGTGTAAGAGAAAACTTTTTCCCAAGCGATTTGATCAGGTACTTCGTAACAATCTATATGTGTGTAACCTTTAGATTTTGCATACCATACTCGTTGATGTCCGACCGATACACTATATGCAATTGTAGGTGACAACAATATAGGATGTGTCATACCGTGTTTGTCTAGATCACTCATTAAACTCTCTAGTCGAAACTTTGCGTCTTGTTCAAGAGTTCTATTATAGTCTATGAAGTTGCCGAGTTGCGATATCGAATAGACTTTCGAGTATTCTGGAAACTCTATGTGAGTAGCGTTAAGGATATTTTTCTGAAGGATGGACA